TAATTCTATCTTCGGGTTGGCTTGAAATAAAGTTCATTAACATCTCACAATCGGGGAAAACGGAAGCAGTATTTTTTGCAGTATCAGTCGGAACATTAATACCACCTTTAATAGAGGTTAAAGTCCATGCTTGTGCCGAATTGAAAAAGCGTGAAAATGTACTATCAATATTAAATGTAAAATTAATATTTTGAACGCCAACTAAACCTTGTGCGTTGAACTCGGGCGAACCATATAAGAAAGGTGATAAGCAGAAAAGAGGCTCACATACCTCTATTTGAAGTCCAATAGTGAAAACATCAGTTAAATCACTACTTACTAATGTTTTTGAATTAGTAGATGGAGAAACTAATCTATTCGCCGCCAAAATTGTAATTCTATGAGAACCACGCCCAATATAAGAATTATCCGTGGAACTATAAGCATAAGCATTGAGGGGATTATTAATATATCCAGCACCATTAGTATAATTAGCATAATAATTATCTAATAAATGAGGGGTCATACCATTATATTTAGATAATTCTTCTTGCGAAGTCATAGCAAGAATACACGGAAGAACATCTTGCGAATTAACTGAAACGGAAGTATTGTTAATTTGAGCGGTTGCGGTTTGAAATAACTGATTTAATGGAAAAGGAGAAACGCCATCGCCTCCGCCTCCTAAATTAATTGCAAAATCACCAACATCAACATTAGTAATTTCTAATGTAAAATTGATTTTTGTCTTAATTAAAACCTCACGATTTACAATAGTATTTTCACTTGGAACATTAACATTAAAAGTAATACTTGTTGAATTAGGCGAAATGGCGGGGAATGACTGATAATTCACGGAAGAGCCACCCGCCATTACTGCATAAGTTAATTGACTTGTGATTTGCGAAATACGACTATCTTTGATTAAAGCGGTTTTAAAATCTGCACTCATTTTTTATATATATTATAAATATAAATATATATAAATTATTCTAAACATTTGTTTTATTTATAGTCCTAAATCTCTCAAACTCATATTTGCAAATTGTAATTTTTCTGCCTCACCTAATACAACCTTTTCAAATAATATTTTAATTGATGCTGTACCTCCATTTGTAAGCATGAAGGGGATTAATTCACCAGTTTTTAGTTGATAAAAAATATTTATATCTATTTGGTTTAATGGTTGATTTCCTTGAAGAGTAATATATCTATATTGTCCGCTTGGAACATATAAAATATTTGGTCTATAACCTTGTTGATTACTCATCAAATCCGTAATTGTTAAAATATGTTGAGTTAAAGAGCCTTGTGTTGTTGGTGTATAAACATCTTTATTACTTTTTGATTGAGATGATGATTGTTGATTTAGAACTAATGGAAGAGTATTGCTTGTAAAAACTATGGAATTAATCGGGGTCATTAAATCAATTGAACTCCATTCTTGCTCCGCTTTTACTAAATATTCGGGATAAACATAAGTAGCCTCTGTTAAATCGGGCGAAAAACCCCCCGTATCAGTATAAGCCCAACTTGTAAAACCAGCGGGGTTTTTAATCCAATTAGTTATAAAATTAGTTCTAAAAAGTAATTCATAGGCTTCGGGATATACTCCCGCAAGTTGAGGATTAATAATTCGGGCGGGAAAAGTTGAAATTAAAGTATAAAAATTAGGGGCAACAACAAGAGAGCAAAAAAGAACACCTGTACCCGGAGGAACTGATGTTGTTTTTCCAATTAAAATAGGAAAACTTTCGCTTGGTGTTGGTGCGACTGCGTCATAATAATTAGTAGTTAAATAAAATGGCGGAACTATAACATTTATTTTTTGTGATGCTTCGTCCCATTCAAAAGTAGGCGGATATGCAAAATGAGAAAATTGATTTATAAAAAGGTCTTTTTCACTCCCAGCGGGGAGATAAGTATCAATACTATCAGCAAAACCTCCATAATTTATTTGTATTGATTGATTAACTATAAAGTCAAAAAAATAAGAATATGAATAACAATAAAAATATTCAAAATTAATATGTTTTCCATCTTTATATTCATCAAAAGAAGGTTTATAAACATTAGGATTTTCGGGCTTCCAGTCTATAAAAAATTGAATAACAACGGGAGCGTCTCCTTTTTGTCCGTCTGCCCCATAATAGTTAAAAGTAAGAAAATAATCCGTTGCAATATAACCACTATTAGAACCAAAATGGGTGGCTGGGTCTACTGTATTGTCTGTGTTTGGTTGAATTATTAAAACGGGCATATTTGGCGTATCAATTTGAAATCTAACAACACTCATTTTATAATCGCCCGTATTGTTTATAATAGGTGTATCAGTTGTTTCAATAAATCGGGCGGGTACTTCTGTGTTTCTTCCTATATTTGTCTGCAATATATCATAATAAACTCTATCGGGATTATTTGCTTGTTTGAATGCGTTTGTTTGCGACATGTGTATATATATAATTTACTATTATTATTTATATATATATTTAAACTATTCATTTATTTTTAAGATTTAATTTTTTAAAATAGAGAGATTTCATGGAAGAGGCTCATACGGAAGAGGCGCATTAAAATAGTCAAATATTTCTTTTGTATAAGCCTTAACATTATAACTTGCTTGTTTTATAATTTTATCTATCAATCCTTTAATAGACCAAGTATTTAATTTTGTAAAACTACTACGGAACACAACTTTCATCATTTCATTTATTTCTTGTTTTGATTTAGTTTCTAATAAAGCTATTAAATATTTATTTTCATTTGCTATTCTTTTTCTTGCTGATATTTCTCCTTCTAATATTTTTACTCGTGAGTTTTTGCCTCCAAAACTTAATAATAATTCTAATAGATTTTCTTGAAATTGCTCTTTTTTACTAAATAAATTATCCGCTTTGTTAAATGAAAATCCATCATTAGCATCTATTTTTTTTATATAATCATTTAATAATCTTTCAGTTTTTAATACATAACCTCTTATTACATTTTTTAAATATTGCGGGTCTTCTTTTGTAATTGCAAATGCTTCTTTTATTATTTCTTTTGTTGGTTTTGTTGGATTTATAAAAATTAATTCTAAAACAAATAAACTCCACATTCCACAAAATCCTCCTCCTTCTTCTTTTAATCCTTGTATTGAGCCTTCTAATGCTTGAAAACCTCTTGGATTAGGGCATATTTGGTCGGGTGATATATATTTTGGTGTTAATTCTTTTAAATATGGTTTCATTTCTACTTCAAACATTCTTTTTAAAACTTTATTAAATACTTCGTCTGCTTCTTTTCCCGCTTTTCCGCCAAACTCGCTTCCATGAGGTTCAAATCTCTCAATAGTATTTTCATAAGGTCTATAAATTAATAAATTAGCGTGTCCGCTTGGTGTTGAGCCAAATGCTAATTTTAAAGGAATTGCTAATAATTTATCTCCTCGCTCTATACAATCTAATAAATCTTTACTCAATTCTTCTGCACTTCTATAAAACTCTGTATTCATCGGTGAGCGTAATTTTGAATTAATCTTTGGTTTTGCATCTCCTTTATCTCCTAAAATAGCACATTTCGCTTCATATTCTAATAATAATGCTATATATGCTACAACTTGAATAAAACCAGCAGAATTATAAACAACTGCTCCATTTTCTCTTCCTATTTTTTCAAACTCTTCTATTTTTTTTTCTAATTTATTTACTAATGTATCTATTTCTTTTTTTGTTGGTTCGGGTTCGGGTACTTCAATTGGTTTTTCTTTCATTTTTGGTTCTTTCTTTGGCTTTGGTTCTTCTTTCTTTGGTTCTTTTTTCTTTCCTTTTTGTCTTCTTGTTAATTCTGCAACTATTAATGCAACTTTTTCTAATATATAAGATGGATTTCCATTTTCACTTACTATATTTTCTATCATCGCATCATATTCTTCTTTTAAATCATTTAATTCTTCATTAGTCATAGTTTTATAGTCTTTTACTATTTCGGTTTTTGGTTCTTCCTTTGGTTCTTTTGGTTCTTCTTTTGGTTGGTCTTGATATTTTGGATTAAATGCTTTAAATAATAATATAGAGTTTTTTGTGTAGAATGTTCTGTCCCATTGAGTAAGTTGAGGCAAACTCTTATTAAAACCTAAATATTTTATTAACTCTTTTAGTCCTTTATCCATTAATTTTATGGTCTCTTTAACCCCTCCTATATTGCTCCAATATTCAAATAGTTCATTTATAAATAGTTTGCTTTCGGGTGTAAAAATATCGTCGCTTTTTGATTTATCATCTTTATATTTATCTGTTTTTTTGTCTTCTAACTTTTGTATCCAACTTTTTAAATCTTTATTTTGATATATTAATATTGCAAAATCGGGCGTATCTAACGCATCTATAATATTCATGTATTTATATTTAGATTTCTTTTTTGGTTCTTCTTTTGGTTCTTCTTTTGGTTCTTCTTTTGGTTTAGGTTCTTCTTTTGGTTTAGGTTCTTCTTTTGGTTTAGGTTCTTCTTTTGGTTTAGGTTCTTCTTTTGGTTTAGGTTCTTCTTTTGGTTTAGGTACTTCTTTTGGTTTAGGCTCTGTTTTTGGTTTAGGTTCTTTCTTTGGTTTAGGTTCTTTCTTTGGTTTAGGTTTATATGGCTTCGCTTTTTTAGGCAGTTCATCTTTATATTTCTTCTTTTTAGTTATAATTAAATCTTCGCCTTTTGTTGCATAATTTATAAGCCTTGCTTCTATATAACTTATCTCATAATTCACTTTATCTATATTTGTTGTTTTATATACTTTTCCTTTTTTCATTTTTTCACTCTGTTTCTCTAATGCTTTTAATTTTTTCTCTAATTGTTCTATTGTTTTTGGTTTTGGTGCAGTTCCAAAACCTAATAAACTCAATCCTATATCTTTAATCATATTAGGTTTTTCAATTTCATCTGCTCTTCCTTCTCTTATAAGCCTTGCGTTAGTTTCTGCATCTATTCTATCCGCATTTGCTCTTAAATCTTTTTGAAAAGTGGTTAAACCCGATAAACCGCTAATTGTGTCTGTTATTGAAAAAGGCAAAGGATTTATAGGGGTTAATAATACTTCCGCCATAGATAAAGTGCTTAAAGCTCCTTTTGCAATCATGTATGCTCCAAACAAACCAAACTTTCCAACATCTTCCATACTTACGGGGGGGAGCGGAATTGGGTGTGTTTTCCTATATTCCTTTTCTGCTTCATTTAATCTTCTTATTTCAGCAAGTACATTATCGGGTATAAATGCGTCTATTGCTTGTCTAATTGCAATTATATTATGGCTGGGGTCGCCCAGTTTTCTTATATATACTTTTTCTTCGGGTTTTAATGATGTGTATTTTGCTCTTATTTCATTATCTTGCAATTTTGCATAATCAAAAAGCATAAACTTATCTTTCTCGGGTGCTGATAATTTATCATAAAAAGGCTTTAATAATGCGGGTATTTTACTTACATCATAAGTTTCTCTTCTTTTATTAATTGCTTCTTGTTCTGCTCTTCTGTTTTCTTCTGCTCTTATTGCTGACCTTCTTTCTTGCTCTGCTTGTTCTCTTTTTGATTGTTCTAATCTTTCTCTTCTTAATTTTTCTTCGGGGTCTTCTTTTCCCCAATTAAACGGGTTTAAATAAAAACTACTTGCTCCTCCTTGCATTTCGCCATTTTTTAAATAAAAAGTTTGTTCTTGAATAATCTTATTTAATAGTATTTTTTCTAACTCTTTTTTACTAATTTTTTTAATTTTTTCTTCTATTCCAAACCCTAATAAACTAAATCCTATATCTAATCCTACATTTGGCTTTATAATTTCATCTTCTCTTCCTTCTCTTATAAGCCTTGCATTAGTTTCTTCTATATTTCTATCTCTATTTGTTCTTAAATCTTTTTGGTAAGTGCTTACGCCCGATAAACCGCTAATTGTGTCTGTTAATGAAAAAGGAATGGGATTTATAGGGGTTGCTAATACTTCCGCCATGGATAAAGTACTTAATGCTCCTTTTGCTAATGCTGTTGTTGCTTGTCCTTTAAAATCATTAAAATCTTTAAAAACTCTTGTGCTTGTTTCTTGTGGGTGTTCTCTCGCCCGTCTTTCACTTTCTAAAAATGCGTCTTGTCGGGCTTGTATTTGTGCTTGTTGGACGGGGTCAAATGCGTCAAATGCTCTCCTTACCGCAACCATCGCAAGTGGTTTTTTTATATCTCCAATTTTTCTTACATATACTTTTTCGTCGGGTTTTAATTGGTTATATATTAATTTATCAGCATCGGGCAAATCATTATAGTTAAATTGAACG